TGAAAAGTTTACTAATTGTTCAATGAATCCAAGTGAGAATAGTTTCATCGCTAAAAAAATTGGTACTAGTGATGGAGAATTCCAATTGAATTCAAAATATATTATGTTAGAAATGAATGAAGACGCACCAATAGATGCTCTACCTTGTGGATTTGAAGGTTATACATTTAGAGAGTATTCTGGAGCGAAGTCACCATTCCCAATTTATAAAACAAAATATGATTTCCCTGGTGAAGTTATATACAACCCACCATTTGGTACTTCAACAGGTACTGATGATATTAGTAGGAGTCCTGGAGATAATGTTAGAAGAACTTATTTAGGTTTTTCAGATACTATTGGTGTTGATGTTGATTACTTAAGTTATAAAGGTAAACAAAACCCAATTGATTTGTGTAATGCAACATCTAGTAACGATTGGGCGTTTAAGTCACAAGGTTTCCATATGGATAAAAATGCTTCGGCAATAACAATATCTAATTTCTTTACAACAAGTGGAACATCTGCCTTCCAAGTAGGTTCAGCTGAATTCACTTCTGACCCTGATAATGAATCTAATCCATATTATAGATTATTTGCACGTAAGTTTACACTTGTAGTTGCTGGTGGTTTTGATGGATGGGACATATATAGAGAATCTAGAACGAATACTGATAGATTTAGATTAGGTGGTAATGGTTACTTAAAAGGAGCTTGTCCTACATTAAGATACCCAACAGCTGAAGGAACATTTGGTGCGTTTAAACGTATTGTTGTAGGTAATAATAGAGAAGATTTTGCAAATACTGACTATTATGCTTATTTATTAGGTCAACAAACATTTGCAAATCCTGAAGCAGTTAATATTAATGTATTTGTAACTCCAGGTATTGATTATGTGTATAACTCAAATCTTGTCGAATCAGCAATAGAAATGATTGAATTTGATAGAGCTGACTCAATTTATATTTGCACAACACCTGACTACAATATGTTTGTTCCTACAATTGTTGGAAACACTGATTTAATTTATCCACAAGAAGCTGTTGATAGTTTGGAAGAAAGTAATATAGATTCAAACTATACCGCAACTTATTACCCTTGGATATTAACTAGAGATACTGTAAATAATACTCAAATTTATATCCCACCAACTGCTGAGGTTTGTAGAAACTTGGCTTTAACTGATAACATTGCTTTCCCTTGGTTTGCTGCGGCAGGTTATACTCGTGGTATTGTAAATGGTGTTAAAGCCAGAAAGAAACTTACTCAAGAAGATAGAGATACTCTTTACAAAGGAAGAATTAATCCAATTGCTACATTCTCTGATATTGGAACTGTTATTTGGGGTAATAAAACAATGCAAATTAGAGAGTCGGCTTTAGATAGAATCAATGTAAGAAGATTATTACTTCAGGCTAGAAAACTCATTTCAGCAGTTTCAGTAAGATTATTATTTGAACAAAATGATGCTAAAGTAAGACAAGATTTCTTGGATGCGGTTAATCCAATTCTTGATGCTATTAGAAGGGATAGAGGTCTATATGACTTCCGTGTTACAGTATCATCAGACCCAGCTGATTTAGATAGAAATCAAATGACAGGTAAGATTTATATTAAACCAACAAAATCTTTAGAATTTATTGATATTACTTTCTATATCACCCCAACCGGGGCATCATTTGAAAATATTTAAAAGTTATCTAATATTTATTGGGGGAGAATAATCTCCCCCATTTTTTTATAATTACAATATTTATTAATATGAGAAATTTAATACGAAGAATTTTAAGAGAACAATCAGAAATTCCTATGAAGTATTATGCTTTTGATTGGGATGATAATCTAATGTATATGCCAACACAAATTTATTTATTAGATGATGATGGTGAAGAAGTTGGTATGGGTACTGAAGATTTTGCTGAACACAGAACAGAAATAGGTAAAAAACCTTTTGATTACAAAGGTTTTACAATTGTTAATTTCGCGTCTGACCCTTTTAGAGATTTTAGAACTAATGGTGATGGTAAGTTTTTAAAGGATGTTATGAGTGCTCAATTGGCTGAAGATGCCGCTTGGCCTGACTTTGTTGAGGCAATTAATAGTGGTTCTTTATTTGCGATAATAACAGCAAGAGGACATAGACCTAACACATTAAAAAGTGGGGTATTAAAATTAATTAATTCAAATAGAGGTGGAATTGATTCTGATGAATTATATGATTCTTTAGTTAAAATGAGAAAAAATGCAGGAGAAAAACCTAAAGATAAAGAAACTGAAATAAAAAAATATTTAGACTTATGTAGATTTTATCCAGTTTCATATGGTGAAGGTTCTGTCACCAATCCTGAAGTTGCTAAAATATCAGCAATGAATAAGTTTATAACATATGTTAAAGCTCAAGCTGAAAAACTTAATCTTAGATTATCAAAGAATATTGAAAATGGAATTGCTAATAAATTTGTACCAATTATTGGATTTTCAGATGATGACCCAAGAAATATTGAAGCAATGAGTAAGGGTGTAAAAGGAGTTAATATTTATTCAACACATGGTGGAAAGAAAAAATTATATAAAAGAGAAGAAGATGAATTACAATTAGAAAATAAATTAAGAAATATAATTAAAAAAATAATCATATATAATTAAAATTATATATAATAACTAATATATAATGTAATTTATTAATGAATAATTTTTTTTTAGACAAAAGTAAATAGAAAAATTTTCAATAGTACAATATTTATTATAAAATAAATGAATAAAATTAAAACGATATAAAATGGCTGATTTATTAATGAAAATGCCGGTTCCTTACGAACCAAAAAGACAGAATAGGTTTATTATGCGATTCCCTTCTTCATTAGGTATTAATGAATGGTTTGTTGAAAGTGCTAAAAGACCCTCAATTAAAGTGAACGCAAAAGCTATTGAATTTTTAAATACTTCAACTTACGTTGCTGGTAGATTTGAATGGAATGAAATTGGTGTTAAATTAAGAGACCCAATTGGTCCTTCAGCGGCTCAAGCTGTTATGGAATGGATTCGTTTATGTGCTGAATCAGTTACAGGTCGTATGGGTTATGCTGCAGGTTACAAGAAAAATGTTGACTTGGAAATGTTAGACCCAACTGGTGTTGTTGTTGAAAAATGGATATTGGAAGGATGTTTCTTAAGTAGTGCTGATTTTGGTAGTTTAGCTTATAATGCCGATAATTTAGCAGATATTAGTATAAATTTAAGAATGGATCGTTGTATCTTAGTGTACTAATTATTTATTCTTTTAAAAATAGTTTTATTATTAAAAATAAAACATATGAATACTGAAGACTACGGACAACAAAATTTTACATTAGCACATGATTTAGTACCGCTACCATCACAAGGTATTTATTACAAGTCAAAGAAAAAATCAATTAAAGTTGGTTATTTAACTGCGAGTGATGAAAACTTATTAGTAGCTAGTACACAAAATAATAGTGGTAATATAATATTATCTTTATTAAGAAATAAAATATATGAACACGATATCAAACCCGAAGAATTATTGGAGGGTGATATTGAAGCTATATTAATATTTTTAAGAAATACTGCATTTGGACCAGAATATAATATTACTTTAACTGACCCAGGGACAAATAAACCATTTTCACACCAATTAATCTTAGATGAATTAAGATTAAAACCAATAAAAGAAACTCCCGATGAGAATGGGTTATTAACAACAACTTTACCTAAAACTGGGTATACTGTTAAATTAAAAGTATTGAATTATGGTGATATTATGGAATTGGACAAAATGGCAGAAAATTACCCATCAATTAGAGTTATTCCAAAAGTTACTTGGAGGTTAAATAAAATAGTTCAAGAAATAAATGGCGATTCTGATAAATCAAATATTGCGGTAACCATTGAATCTTTACCTATAGCTGACTCAAAATATATTAGAAATTTCATTAAAGAAAATCAACCCTCACTTGACTTAACCAAAACAATTAGAGCCCCATCAGGAGAAAATGTAACCTTTGAGATTACATTTGGGGCTGAATTTTTTCGCCCTTTCTTTTGAGTATAGACAAGTATTACTTGATGAGTATTACTTAATGGCAAAAATATTAAGGACATCTTGGAGTGATTTCCATAAAATGCCAACATATGCGAGAAAATATTTAATAAATTCAATAATTGAACACAACACGCCAAAAGACTAATTTTATAATTGGTCTTTTGGCGTATTTATATAAAAAAGATAATTATGGCAGATAAATTTGATGATATATTTTCATCGTTTAATAAATTCGCGAGTGATGTTGCGGCTTCATTTGCAACTAATTTAAGTGTTGACCGATGGAACGAACAAATAAAAGTGTTGGAAAAGGCTGGTGTTGATTTAATGAAGACATTTGGTACTGGTCGTGATAGAATTGTTGAGATGAAACAGTCTATGGGTGACGCAACCAAGGATGTTAAATTATTAGGAGGTGAATTTAGTGATGTTGTAAAAATAGCACAAGATGTTGGAAAAAGTTTAAATCGTAATATAATTTTAACAAAAGAGTCATATGCTGACTTATATGCAACAACAAAAGCTACAGGTCAAGAAACTACAACACTCACTAAAAATTTCACAGATGCTGGGTATTCAATTTATCAAATAAATCAAAATATGCAAAAAGTCGTTGATACCGCTAGAACATCAGGTATCAATGTTGCCGCAGTATCATCTCAAGTGTTATCCAATCTAGATATGATGGATAGATATAATTTTTCAAATGGGGTTGAAGGTTTAGGTAAAATGGTAACACAAGGTATTAATTTAAAAATTAGTGTAAGTGAAATTTCAAAGGCTTTGGAAGGTGCATTTAAACCAGAAGGAGCTATTTCAATGGCTGCGGAATTACAACGATTAGGTGTAGCTCAAAGTGAATTATTAGACCCACTAAGACTAATGGATTTATCTAGAAATGACCCCGCTGAATTTCAAAATCAAATTGCTCAAATGTCAAAACAATTTGTTGAGTTTAATGAAGAAACCAAATCATTTGTAATTGCTCCTGGAGCTAAAGAACAAGTTGCTGAAGTAGCTGGTGCTTTGAAGATGTCAACTTCAGAATTTATAAAAATGGCTAAAGCTTCAGCCGAAATGGAAGATAAGATGAAGAAAATTTCATTTCCAGATATGTTTAGTGAAGAACAAAAAACATTTATTGCAAATATGGCTCAAATGGGTGAGGGTGGTCAATATATGTTGAGAGTAGATGGGGAAGACCTTAAAATTGATGAAGCTATGGTTAAAATCCAAAGCATGAGTGAAGAAGAAAGAAAAAAGTTCTTAGCCGAAACCAAACCAAAATCAATGGAGGATTTGACTAAAGAACAATTAGGTGTTATGGGTCAAATTTCGGCAAATATATGGTCAATTGCTGATAGGATGGGTGTTGCGGTAGCAAGTTCTAAAACTCAAGAAATGGCTAATGAGGCTTCAATTGAATTATCTAATACAATACCTAAATTATTTAGTGGTGAAAAATTCCAAACAGAAACATTACGAAAAGATTTAGTTGATAAACCAATGCAAGATATTATTAAATCATTAGAAGGTGGAAAACCTGAAGAAATATTAAGTAGTTTATCTAAAGCTGGTGAAAATACAAGTACATATTTTAAAGATATGTTTAATGATGTTATAGGTGGGGCTGATAAGGCTATGAGTGGATTAGCGGAATCAACAAACCCATTAATTAAAACAATAGGTAATCTAGCAACTGGAGCTGGTCAGTTACTAGAAAAACACGAAAATTTAAAAACAAGTATGTTTTCATTAAATGAAAACATAACAAAAGTTAATACAAGTTTAGGTGGTCAATCTGAAGCTAATAAAAATCTTAAAGAAGCTGTAGTAGGAACTAAAGCAGCAACAACTACAGCTGTAAATGAATTAAAATTTACAAACCCAATTGAGATAAAAATAAAATTAGATAATTTCCCAGCTGGAATGACTGAAGAACAAGTACTTAATATGATTAAAGAAGGTAAAATAGACCAAGAACTTGTTAAAGCAATTCAAAGTGCAGAAAAAATGAAAACTGACCAAAAGTAAAATACAATAACACCTATTTATAATAAAAAATAAAATGTCTGAAAGTACATTATCATTTGTTAATAGTGCAAGTTTTAGAAATAGTTTAATATCTAGAAATTTAGCACCATATAATGTTCCAGGTTCATATACACCTCCAGCTGGTCCTCAAAACTATGAATTTGAGGCATCCGCTTTTAATGTTGTGGATTCTCCAGGTGAGTTAATTTCTAATAATCCTTTTGTTAGAAATACAGCCACATTAAATGAATATAGTCCTCTATTAGGCTATAGACAAACTATTATTAATAATAATTTACCTGTTGACCCAAATAAAGGAGAATATGACCCAAATGATACCGTATTAGATTTAGTTAATGAATTTTATATAGATGCTGCGTATATTGAAAATAGATATGGTCCTGTAGGTGGATTTATGGATATGGTTGTTATTGATAATATTCAAAATAATAATAAATTATACACACCTTATTGGAATCCACCAACATTTATACCATCATCATATTCCCCATATACAATACTATTTTCAAATGACCCTGCAGGTTCTGAAGGATTATTATCTCAAGATTCATTTATAGCTAAATTAGGTGCGAGATTTTTAAAGGATGCCCTACAAGCTAGAATAGATTCTGAAATATTCCAAAGAACTGTTGGTGTTGTTAATTTAGATTCATTATCTGACCCATTTGAAGCCTCTTTAATTGCTACAGGTAAAGAACCATTATTTTATAAAGATTATAGAATTACTGTACCTCAAAATCCTATAGTTGGTGGTGTTGAATTTGTTACAAGATTAGGTGGGGCGATATTCCCAATATCATTAATACCTGGTGATTATTTTAATGAAGTTGAAACTAGTGGTGGGGCATCAAGACAAATCAGTAATGCTCTAAATGTTGTAAATTTATTAACTGGAGGTCCGTTAGGTCCCATACTAAATAAAACAAGAAATCCATCTGAATTATTTTTAGCTAACACTGGTAATGCTCAACGTTCAATTTTATTTAGAAGTATAAGTTATAATAGATATCAACCAACATATGATAAAAATTTTGGTGGTATTTTAAATACAACACAAGCAGCAGTTGATTTATTAGCTAATGCTATAAATCCAACTAATGGTACTTTGGTTGGTGGTTATTATGTAGGTTCAAGAACGGCAGAACCATCAACAATAACTTCACCACCAAATCAAATTCCAATAGACCCATTTGGCAGACAAGTTCAAGCCCCAGTTTATGGTCCATCTGAAATGGGTATATTATTTGAAGGTAATCAAAATCAAATTAATTTTGGTTTGGGTGGTAAATCATTTTCAAATGAAGGAGGGATTGATGGTCAATTTATATGGACATCACCTAAATACAAAGGAGCCGCAGGATATAAAGCAACACCAGGTGGTGGTAAAGGTTCTAAAGATAATGAATTTAATTTACTTACATCTCAATATCTTAAGAATGAATCAACAAATATTACGTTTAAACAAAGTTCAATATTAGACCAAACTCAAAGATTGGTTGAATCTGCTGATAATGTTGCGGGTATTACAAAATTAAAACACGTTGGTAATGCAATAAATCAAGTTAGTAAAGTTTTTAATGATGGTTATAAAGAAATAACTAAAGGTTCTAAGACATTATCATACAAAGATAACACAACAGGTCAAGAAATGGGTATTGAGTATTGTAGAATTTTTACAAAAGATACTCCTTATTTCACTTATGCTGATTTACAAAAAACTGATGGTATAACAACAAGTGGAAGAAGATTTAATAATTCAATATTAGATAATACGTATAATTTAAATATAGCACCATTAAAAGGTGAGGGTTCTACAAATATAAAAAGAAATGCTAAGGGTAATCTAATAGCTAAAAAGTATATGTTTTCAATTGAAAATTTAGCATGGAGAACATCAAGTAAACCAGGTTATACTTATGATGACTTACCTGTATGTGAAAAGGGACCCAATGGAGGTAGAGTTATGTGGTTTCCGCCATACGATTTAAAATTCAGTGATTCAAGCACACCTAGTTTTAACCCAACTAGTTTTTTAGGTAGGCCTGAACCAATTTATACATATAAAGACACAAGTAGAAAAGGAAATATATCTTGGAAGATAATAGTTGACCACCCATCAATTATTAATTTATTGGTTGATAAACAATTAAAAGGTATTGACAATCCAAAAATAGATTCAATATTAGAATCTTTTTTTGCTGGATGTGCAAAATATGATATTTACGAATTAGCTAAAAAATTCAATACAATACCATTATCAGATTTATTTACATATCAGGAAATAATTAATAACCCAAGACTTACTGGTGAAGAGTATGAAAAAGTTGTATTAGAAATACCAAAAGAACCTGAAGTAACTAGTCCACAAGCAACTGATGATATTAAAACAGCAGGAAATGTTACACCAACACAAACTCCTGACCCAAGGATAGCGGAAATTGAATCAAAATTTAAAGAATTAGCATTTTATTTTGAAAATGATATACCTGGACCTTACAATAGTGAAACTTCAAATCAACCATATCAAACAACATATGAAACATATACAAAACAAAGTAATATTGAAAAATATCAAAAAAATGCCAATTCCGAATTTTCGGAAACATTATCTTTTTGCAGTAAAAATTCTAATGTTGCAACCCCTGATGGAAATATAACAAATAGTGAATATTGTAGTCGTGCTAAAAAAACGAATGAATTTTTCAATAGTATAATAATACCTAATTATAAAAAAATAACAGAAGGTGAAAGTTGTTTTATATCAACAATTTTTGACGCATTGTCTGAAGATGAAAAAAATACAATTACATTAAATATGACTGGTTCGGCTTCAGCACCAGCAAACGAAACATATAACAAAACTTTATCTAAAAGAAGAAATGATTCAGTTATACAATTTTTTAAAACTTTTAAAGTAGGTGAAAAAAATCTTTCTAAATTTATTGAAAACAAACAATTAACAATAAAACAAAGTTCTGAGGGTGAAGAAATAACAATTCCAAAAATTCCAGAAAATGGGGATGTTGGTTTTGCGGTTAATTGTACACAAAATATTTTAGGTGGTAATGGTATTGTTACAGAACAATCATTAATTTATTCAGTTAACGCAATGGCTTGTAGAAGAGTTAAAATTGATAGTTTAGCAATAAATTTAAAACCAATAGACATTAAAACCGAAGGTAATGTAAAACCTATTGAACCTAAAGAAGTTGAACCTCAAGTTATTTTAAAACCTCTACCTAGGATACAACCAACTGTTGATATTAAGAAAAAATTAAAAGATGGTATAGGAAAAAGAATTCTACGAAATTTATTAAGTGAATGTGATTATTTTGATTTAATAGAAAAAGAAGCACCAATGGTATATGCCTCATTTAAAGAAAAAATTAAATACTTTAATCCCATATTCCATTCAATGACACCTGAAGGATTAAATTCTAGAATAACATTTTTAAATCAATGTGTTAGACCGGGTGAAACAATTCCAATAATTGGGACTGATGGTAAACCAAAATATAATGATTCATTAAATACAGCATTTGGAGCACCACCCGTGTTAGTTTTAAGAATTGGCGATTTTTACCACACAAAAATTATACCTGGAAGTGTATCTTTCACATATGACCCAATATCATATGATATGAACCCTGAAGGTATTGGAGTTCAACCTATGATTGTTTCGGTAACTATGGATTTTAATATTATTGGTGGTATGGGTCTTGCAAAACCAGTTGAAGAATTACAAAATGCTTTATCTTTCAATTTTTATGCAAATACTGAAATATATGATGAAAGAGCAACATTTACGGAAGATACATCAAAATTAGATAAGGAAATTATTGATTCACTCTTATCTAGTCAACCACCCGTAAGTACAAATCAAGTATCTAATCAACAACCAAATAGTGGGGGTGATACAATAGGTGGTATTATTACAAACATACCAATTACAAATGGTCAATCAGGTGAAACATCATATGAAAAAATTATGGATAGTTTCTTAACTGAAACTAAGAATTATTTTGAATTAGTTGTAAACAAACTTGAAAGTATACAAAAATCATATAACTATGGGATTGTAAGTTTATTAAATGAAAAAAGATTATATAAGGATGGTGAATTAAATTTTGGTAATAATTTAAAAAAGACAATTCAAATTTATGGTAAACCAAATTATGAAGAAAAGTTAAAAAATGCTTTTGATATTGTTTTAAAAAGTATTGATAGTGGTAAAAACATTATAATAACAAAATTAGCGACCATTTTTACAACTGATAATAATCCCATCCCAATAGTTAAAGAAAATTTAAAAAAGTATATCCAAGATTTACAATCTGAGTATTCAAATGGTATTGCAACAATTATACAAGAATTATCTCTAGGTCAACAAAATTATGTTCAAGTAATGAGAAAATTAAATGTTGTTTTATTTAATACAAATCCTGAAGGTAATACGAATTTAACAGAATGGGCTGGTGATGGTAAAATAGTTAATAATACTGTAAGAATGTATAGAATAAAACCAACTCAACTTACTATACCTAATGTTGCTAATACATTTGTAGAACTTAGAGATGACTATCTGAAAATAGAACCAGTAAACACAGAATTTAATCTTTTATTGAGTGAAAATGATATAGCGTTTTCAGTTGACACGTATAAAAATGGTAACTTTTTAATTTTAATTAAAGACCTTACATCATTTAATTCAATTGAAAATAAACTATTTTTTATGTTGATGGCAAGAATTATTAGTGATAAAAATAAAAAACAAAAATTTATTGATGAAGTAATTAAAGGAGACCTTAGAACTTGGAATAAACCAGTTAAATTATTAAATAAATTTGAAAATATTGTTAATGAATTAGATAAAGATTATTCAAGAGAATTAAAAAAAGAGGATGATGTTTATAAAAAAATCAGAAATGATAAAAGATTTAAAGAATTAACAAATGGTATTGAAAAAAAATTATTTATACCTAAAAAACCTAGAAAATTTACATACAATACTAGTGGTACATTTACCGACATAGAAAAACAAAGAATTTTAGATTTATATAATAATACAAATAATGGTGATACATTTGATAAACGAAATACATTTTAAAAAATGGCTAGACAAAGTTATAATAGATACAAAGATTTCACTATAAATGGTGAACAAACAATTGTTCCATATATTAAATTACCATCAAAAAGTACTGATAAGAGGTACATTTATAAAGTAGGTATGTCAAGAATGGATAAAGTGTCACAACAATATTATGGTTCACCATTATTTGGTTGGTTAATATTACAAGCTAATTCCGAATATACTGGAAGTGAATGGAATATTCCTGATGGTTCAATATTGACAATTCCATATCCTTTAGTAGCTTCATTACAAGATTATAAAAATCAATTAGACGATTACCTCTTTTATTATGGTAGATAGACAAGAAAATATATTAGTAGAGTTTGATTACAACAACATTGTTGTTATTGACCCTAATAAAATAATAGATGAAAATGGAAACGCAAAACAAAGATTAGTCCAACACGAAAATTTGGTAATGTATGCCAATTTGGAGTGTAATGTATTACCTAGAACAAAACTAGCAGTCGGTGTTGCGTTAAATGATAGAATTGAAACCGTGTCGGTTGCTAAAATTAATTTTTTAAAACCAGGGGGTAAATCATATTTAGATACTTCTTGGACTGATGAAATTACAGGTAAAGGAACTATAACAGGTGAAGGGGTTAATCAACCAAAACAGACATCAATAAAAAACCCAAATAAAGATAATGATTTCTACATTCGCCAAACAATACAATCTGGCGGTAAAGCAGGTTCAGTTGATAATGGTTTATTGGGTATAACATCAATTAATATAAAAATGACCACGGCTTTTATGCCCACAATATCAATAAGTTTGATTGATATTAAAGGTAGAGCTTTATTTGAGTCTGGGGATAATTCCCCATATGCGGCATTTTTTAATTTACCTTATCCTTTGTTCTATTTAACAATTAAAGGGTATTACGGAAAAGCTGTTAGATTACCTATAATGTTACAGAAATTCAATGCAAGATTTCAACCCGACTCAGGCAATTTTAAAATTGATTTAATATTTTTAACTTACAAATATACAATATTAAATGAATTGAGTATGGCAACATTAATTGCCACACCACATATGTATAAAACAAGAATTTCAAGACAATCAAATACGGGGGGTCCTTCATCATTAGTTCCAGTAAATGAAATTATAACTGAAAGAGGATATCAAAAAGTAAAAGAATTATATAGTGAATATAAATCTAAAGGATTAATACCTGATGATTTACCAGAACTAACATTAGTTCAACTTAAAGAAACTTTGGATAATTTTATAAAAAATAAATTAGATACATATACTAAACAAAATTTAGAACCAATTGATGGTTGTGATGATTATCAAGAAGTATTAACTAAGTATAGAGGTGCTGTTTTTTACTATACGGCAGGTAGAGTATCTTGGTTTAATAGGTATATTGATAAAGATAATTTTTTTATTAAAAAAAATTCTGAGAAAAGTCAAGTTTTTTCTTTTAAAAAAGAAATAAACACACCTGAATTAAAACAAGCCGCAATAACTGATTTAGAATCAATATTAATTGAATTTAATACATTATTAAATGAAAATCCAACAGTTGGTTTAAATGGTAACTATAAGATTGATGGTAAAGATTTTCCAACATCAATTCCAAATCCTATTACAATTGACAAGTTTTATACAACTATCAGTGTAAACGATATTGATATTGAACAACTTTATGTGAAAAGAAAAGGTACTAAAGGTAATAGTCAACAATGGGGTGAATTAAAAAAAGAATTAGAAGACTCTAAAATATTTCAAAATAATAATGTTACATTAAAAAATGGAACAAAATTACAAATTTCCAATTTTTTTGTCTTTGAAGGTGTGGGTACTTTTATTGATTTAACCGATAAAATGGGTAGGGATTTAAAAGTAATAAGAGAAAGAATTGAACAACAATT